TTTGGTTTGTATTGAGCCGCTCTTACCTGAGCTTGAGCAATAGTCATCGCAGCTTGTATCGGATGCATTGTAACCAGTGATTCTATCTGCCCTTCCTTTGCCAACACATAAAGAGCCTCAGCCGGACTATCGGCCATAAGTGCAATTTGTGCTATTTCTGGAGGGAATGAATCAATGACATCAATGTACTCTGTCATTACAGCGTCATAGTCTGCATATGTCTTTTGAACTGTAGCCCTGTCTTTATCGACAGCGGCCAACCTTTCATTAACCCATTGCGCGTATTGCTGTTGCTGTGTTTGATGCTCTTGCTGCTGCTTGGTAGCCTCAGACTCTTTAAGCAATTCCTGCTTGGCTTCCCATTTAGCTTGTGCCTTCAGGTAATCGCCATAATGGTCGAATTGTGACTCATTCGGGGCATTATCCTGCTTTTGTGGCACACCCTTATAACGGTTTAATTCCGTCATAAGTGCTTCACGTTCAGCTCTTAGCTTGTTAATCTGTTTGTCGCGCCTTGATAGCGCATTTACTGCCTTTTTCGGGAAAGGCTCATCAGCTTCATGTTGAGCGGCTTCAACTTGTTCAACCTGCTCAGGCAAAGCTTCAGGGGTTTCCACTGAAACGGCTTGCTCAACCGCCGCTTGCGCTGGTTGCGCTTCTATGGCTGGTGTAACGTCATTCATAATATACTCCATTTAGTTTGAATTGGCAAGTGCCTAATTATCAACCCCTTCATGGGGTTAATTCCTGAGCATGGATAAGATAAGAATAACCTCCTCATCATCCTGCATTATGCGTAAATGTCTGGCCTCAAGAGCTTGCTGCTTTTCCAAATCGCGCAGCTCCGCGCCAATTAATGATTGGATATGTAACAGCTGCTCTATGGTTGCCCTGTAGTCTGGAACAGGTATAAATGGCACAAAAGGCAGTGCTTGCTTGATTTCCTTAATTTCGGTAGCCGCAGCTATTTGATAAGGTACGCTATCGGGATTGGCCTCGAATTCCTCTATTATGTCATCAAGGCGGCTTTTGGCCTTATCCAGCAAATGCCAGACATCATCATCCGGCTTATTGGATGCCCTTTGTGCGGTGTGGCACAATACTTGCAGGGTCATTCTATTGCCTCAATTAAACCTTGCTTGTTACGCAATATCCGCTTTGGCGCTGTGTTTGACATAGCCAACCCGCTGATTGCTTGAGTAAGCTCTTGAATCGGTGCGGCTTGTGCTTGAATTATTGCCGCTACAACTCCGGTTAATTCATCCATCTTTTGCGATATGGCTTCTTCTGCGCCGGTAGATATAACCACACGCTGCGCTTCCTGTGCTGGCTTTTGTTCAGTTGATTGAGCGCTGAGTATTAATTGAGCCTCTTTTAATTCCAGCTTTTTAGCTTCAGCCATGGCTTTAAGCTGCGTTTCTTCCTGCTTATTTTGCAACGCCTCTTGCGCCGCCGCTAATTGCTGTTGCATTTCCATAATAACAGCCTGCATTTGCTGCAACTGACCATTGGCCGCAGCCAAAGCGGGGTTTTCATTGTCATCTTCCAGCAGTTTAGGGTCTATTAACTTCTTCATTCTGGATGCCATAGCCTCAGAGCCAGCCACATCCAGATTCTTAAAGAACAGGTCGCCCATAACAGTCATCATGTCAGGCGAGCGGGTTAGTAATTCCTGATAAAATGCGGCTGATTCCTGCCGTTTTGTGGTATATGAAGCGCCGGTATTAACCCTCACGCCATATTTACCAAGGGCAAGATTTATGGTTTCCTCTTGCTCAGGAACCATTTTACCATTAACCCCCAGCTGCTTAGAGTTATCCTCCTCATCCACAATACCAACAACGCGGGGGGTGTCATAAACCTGCGGAATAGCGCAAACTAATACGCGGCCTAGCTGGGTTACTGAGCGCGTGAGGTTATCGCCAAAATGATAAGTAGCTACATCACCCTCAAGCTTGCGAGCATTGATTGCCACGCCTGAAGTCTCATTACCCCTTGCGCCAAGTGACGCGGCATACATGCCCAGAGTAGCCTTAATATCGTCTATGGCTTCCTTGGCCGCGTTAACAACGCCGGTCGGGATAGTTGGAGGGCTTAACCTTTGAGGCATAGGGAGCGGATTGCCTGCGCCATCAGTTGGGTTATAATACAAAACCATTGACTTAGCTGGATTCTTGTAGCTCTCTTCATAGCCGTCAATAGAACCAACAGCCGCCATTATTGGAGCCTCCGGCTGCTTCATCAGCAATTCAGTTTCAATGGACTTCCATAGGTTATATTGCTTTTGCGCGTCCTTAGATTTGCGGATAAGGCTATAAATCTTGCGTTTGCCCTTTACCCATTCTTCCTCGCCGTAAACAGGGATAATAGGCAGATATTCCCCTGGGAAATATGTATCAGCCAACACGTCTTGACCAGACAAAACAACACGCCTGACTTTGCGCTCTTTAACTTTGCGGGTTTTTTGATATTGCTTGCCTTCGATTACACTTTCAACATCACCCATGTCATTAAGGCCAATTTCTCTATCGGATTCCTCAATTATGAATTGCTCAGCGATAGTCACATAGTCTTGCGCTTGTCCGCTGCTGGTGTTTTCTGATTCCTCAAAAGATGACGGCGTATAGTCTGGATAACGTGATTTAAACAAATCAACACTTATACGCTCAGTTACAGTAACGTGGCGGGCATCTGAGCCGTCCGCCTCAATGGAGGAGCCATCAAGATATATCGCCAGCGGATTTACCACACGCTTGATAATTAAGTCCTGCTCAAAGCCGGTGCTGTTGCTATAATCATGCTCAACCCTCAAAAAGCCAATACCCGATTTAACGCTATAATGCGCGGCGGTGTCATATGCTTCATCGGCATTAGACTGGTATTCTATGCCCCTGATTATTGCTTTATACGCCCCTGCTACATCCTCGGAAGCCTCGCCGTCGTCGGGAAATACGTTAATAGATGGGGTGTTCATGCGGATGTCATTAACAACCTGATGCACAAACTGGCCTAGCTGGTCTATTGTTAAGGCTGGCGCATTGCGATTGCGGCGGGCGGTTAATGCCAGCTCATTCCATTGAGCATCATCAGCATCACTTAAAAAATATAGGTCATCAGCGGCTTTTTTATATATTTCAGACCATGCAGACTTGTCGGCTTCGTATCTGGCTTTGCAGTCTTTTATCAGTTTTTCATAGTCACGCTTAGCCATTTGCCGTTCCCATATGCAAAGTAGCTGCGTGTGCGCCGTGTTAAACCATGCCTAAGCTATGGTGCTATATACAATAAATCTTACTACATTTTGTGTCAAGCCTGATTGTTGGATTTTTCAGGTAACAACCTTCCTGTTTTGGAGTTTTCATAAAATTATATATGCGTTCCGCAGCTACCAACAGGCGGCACGCATTCTATCAACCATTTCGGCTGAAACTGGCTGGCCGGACAAATCAATATCAACGCCCTCATTCTTTAGCACCAGAAAATAACGCGACTCTTTAGGGCTTGCCGGTGGATATTGGATACTGGCAACATAACTGTTGCGCCCCATTTTCGTTACTTCAAAATCGCCAAAATCCCTTGTTTCTTTTGGTTCTCTCAATATTTTAATAAATTTCTGTGCAAAATCTATCATGACATCCATCCATCATTCATCGTGTTTTTATAGTATATAGGCTTTTGCGGCGGCGGCGCAATATGCTTTATCATGCTGGCGGCTTTTGCTGCGTATCTGGCGGCATCTGAGCCATGGCTTGTCCAGTCATGTCGGGGGGTTTTTTTAAATATCTGCCGTTCTTCATCCCATTCATAGCCATAGTTTTCTAGCGCGTGGACTCCATCGCGGGTTTTTGTCGCATCAAATACGGAGAAGGCTAAAGTTTGTCTAAGCAGCTCTATACCAGCGGCTATTTCCTCCCTAGGCAACACCACGTTAGGGCATCCCATAGCAGATAGTTGCTTAGATACGCTATCCCCTCTTATATTGCCGTGGCTTCCATCATGCGGCAGGTAATGCTTGCTGTAATTGTACGGCTTAGCCTTTACTATCTGGACATAGTGCGCCAATTGCTCGCCGCTGTTTTCATAATATTCTAGCCATCTTAATTCACGGCCTATAAACTGTAGCCACCATATAGCTGTTGAATCACCAAAGCCTAAATCCCATGCAGTAAATACCTCAGCAGATGGGTCATAAGGGCAGGCGGTTATTCTACTGCTTTCACGCGCCTGCACTATCTGCTTTGCGAATACCGCGCCTGAGCGCCTTGTGTCTGGCATGCCTTCCCAGACGTGTTGATAAGCCTCGCCATCAGTTGAGGCCAGCCTTAGCCTCTCTTTATTTAGCACCTCCGGAAAAAATGGATTATCCCGCCACGATACTTTTTTTGCTATAATGTCATCATCCTGAGCCACAACAAAACGCTGGTATGTTGGGTCTGAAGGGTTTTTGACGTTAAAACTTACCCATATCTCTGAGGCCTCTTTGCGTATAGTCGGGATAAGTATTTCCCAGCTGTTATTAGAAACATTCTCCGCTTCTTCAACCCAACATATATCAGTGCCCTCAAGGCTTTTAATATCGCGGGTGTTGTGCTTCAGGCCGACAAACTTAAACTCGGTACCGTTTTTACCCCTGATAACAGCTTCCTGCACTTGATAAAAGTCTGTCAGGTTATGGGAGTGTATTAAATCAGCCAGCAAGGCGTGTACAGAATCCTTTATGCTCTTTTGTATCTCGCGGGCGCAAACTATCCTTAGCTGGCCTTGCATCCCCATCACCAGAAGGGCGCGGGCTATTGAGTGACTCTTTGCGCTTCCCCTTCCGCCATACATTACCTTGTAACGCTTTGGCTCAAACAAGAAGGCAAAAGTATCAGGTATCTCTATTTCCGCTAACAAAGGTTACCTTCACGGTTGAATCAGCTGGCTTACCGTCTTTATCAAGCTGTTGGTGGTCTGTCCTAGCAAGCTTGGGGATATGGTATTCTACCACAGACATAAAAGAGTTAAACGCATCCTTGGGGCTATCGGCAGCTATCTCATCTAGCCATTTAGTCAGCCGGTGAGCGTTGCCATCAACAAATGATGCTATGGCCTCTCTTGCTAATAGAGTAGCCTTGTTAGGCACTCCCTTACGCCTTCCACCCGCTTTCTCTCCGCCCTTTGGTCTGCCTCTCATAAACAAAACTACTTTAGTTAATATGTTAACCTTAGCAACCCTTGCCGCCCTTGCCTTTTTTCTTAGTCTTAGCCATTTGCAATCACCCCATCAATAATAGTTTAATTCAATACCTTATCGGCTACATTGATGTAGCTTGATATTTTGTAATAGCTTTGGCCGTTATACTGGTCTTTTGTTATTAGCATCTGGTCAAATTCTGGGGCGGTTTTTATTGCATCTGTTATTCCATCCACCAGATTTATAACAAGCTGTTCTGTAGCCTTCTGATAATCAGTCATGGCCTAAAACATAAATTGTTCTGGCTGAGGCTTCTGCGCTGCCTGCTTCTAGCTTAATAAATCTTACACCGGCTAAATATTGCGGGTTGATGTAACGTATTTTTGAAGTGCCGCTTGTCGTTATAGTTAAATTGCTATCTGCGCTATCGGCTATTGGCACATAAGTGCCATTTAAGGTGGTTGAGCCATAAAGCGTAACACTGGTGCTGGTCATGGCGGGGAATAGAAAAGCACAAACCAGCTGATTACCTATATCAAACGCGCTAGAAGTTGTGCCGCCGGAAGCTATGGTTATATCACCAAAAACGCGGCTGCCTGTTGATTCTATTGCCATAATTCCCCCTTAAAGTTGGGTGCGGAGCCGAACTGGAGCGCACACACAAAACCCGCACCCGACACAATTATACACAAGATTTATTCCTGAGCAAGATTGATTTTGCTATTACTTGCGTTTTTAGCGATAATATCCAACATTTTTACAGCATCTTGCATATTGTGGCAAGCTAAATCTATGGACTTGCAGGCGTGCTTTCCTGTTGGGGCGAACCTATCCCCGGTCCCGTGATATTCTGACAATGTGAGCTTAAGGCGGTAAATTTGCGCTTCTGGAGGGGTTACGCTGCCTTTGGCTTCATTGGTCAAACTAACATCCCTTCGCTGCTGTACGGCCAGAAAAACTGCCTTCCTCTAATTTAGCGCGGGTCATGGACTTGCACCATGCGCGTTTTGCTTTGGGAAGGAAGAGCGGCACTCTGCCCCCGCGTCATATCGTAGCCTCAACAAATTGGCCTAAATTGCCGCCGGTGTCAAGCTTTTGCTTTCTCATTTCCGCTGCCTTGCGCTGTTTTTCAACCCATACCCTGCTTGCATATATCGGCTGGTTTTGCTTTGCAGCCATAATCGCGGCTTTAAGCTCTGCCTCGTTCATGGTCTGGTGGTAGTCGGCAATTAATTGCCTGCCAGCATGCACTTGCGCCGTGATGTAAGCACAATCAAATAAAAACCGCCAATACATAAACCCCCATCCCTCTGCTGTGGCGGCCTGCCCTGCCGTAGTGCTGCGGAGTTTTTCATCCGCCATATGCCTAGCATTGCGCTCCCATCTCCAAGCAGCATCCTCCCATTGCCAATGTCCGTTTGGCAGCCTAGCCGATTTGATTTCCTGCGGTTTTGTTTGATATTCACTCATTTGCATCCCCTTTCGATATATTTTCTAATCCAATTTCGCCATGTAGCATCCCAATCTAATTTTACCCCAGCCTCTCCGGCCTTGGCTATCCAGTAATCCCTGAATGAGTCACGCTGCTGAATGATGGTTTTACTATCAAGCCCCTGCTGTTCTGCCCATTCTCCCATTTCTTGCGATAGCTTCCAATCGGGAGTCAGTCGAGTTCCCCTTTTTCTATTTTCATCCCTTTCTTTGGATATAACTAATTTATTAGTTATATCTTTCTTTATTGGTTCTGGTTCTGGTTCTGGTTTAGTGTGCCTCTGGTTCACCTGTGGTTTACCTCTGGTGGCCGCAATCCTTTGATTTTTTTCAACAGTGGCGCTATAACTTTCAGCGTCGCTGTTCTGGCTGTTTTCAAATATTTTTACAATATTTTGTAATTTTTCCGGCAAAATTCGCTCAGGAAAGCCCATTGAACGGCGGCATAGATGACGTACAATTTTACCAACATCACTATCAGTTAGTTCGGATGTATAGGCTACAAAATCAGTAACCCAAATCTTAAAATACGGTGTTTTTCTCACTAAGCCCTCCTGAGCTGGCGGCATCCCCTTGCCGATTTCCTGAAATAAAATGGGGCATCCGCTCAGGAACGGTTTTCGGCTGGCCTGCCTAGCCCCATGTGATTATAACCTAATGATATATTATAGCAATACTTCCTGCTTGTTTTCCTCTTTGAATCGCTCGCCAGCAAGCGAAAGGTTTATTTTCGCCTGCTTAAAATAGCTGTCCTTCAGCTCTATTCCTATAGCTTTGCGGCCAAGAGAAACAGGGCTGTAAACTTCGCTACCCACGCCCATAAAGGGGGTTAAAACCACCTCGTCCTTATTGCTGTACAAATCAACCAGCCTGTCAATAACATCAAGCTGGAGCGGGTGAACGTGCTTTTCGTCGTCATCCTCTCTGGCATCGCGGAATGGCAAGACATTATCCCCCCGAATATCATCCCATACGCTGGAAGCATAGCGCTGCCAGATGTAATGCGCCAGCTTGTTAGTTTTCGGGTCAGTATGGTTTTTGTAATTATTATTGAGATATTCCCAAAGCTCCCGCTTATCGAATGACGTTTCGTTGGCGCGGTTAAATACCCCAACCATGTGGTCAAGTATAGGGGTGTCACCGGCATAATGAGTCAAGCCAACTGGATGCGTCACCGGCACTTGGTTTTCGCCGCCTTTGCGGAATATCAAAACATAATCAGGGACAGCTGTATAGCATTTTGTGCTGTCCTCGGTTAATTGCTTGTGCTTCAGACTATTAACCATAGTGCGAGTCCTAACCTCAAGCGGTTCCTTCCAAATGGTTATGCGGTTATTGTAGGTGAAACCATTATCCAAATGCAGCCTTATAATCTCATGCGGAAAATCCCAAAGGTTATGCGCTGTTGTGTTGGTTATTACATCCTGACAATGAACAGCTGTAATCCTTCCAGCCTTTGTAACCCGCGCTATTTCTTTAATCAGAAATTCATATTGTTTAAGAAATTGTTCTTTACTCTCGCAGTTTGAAAAATCATTCTCACTGCTGGAGTAATTATATAATCCAGCAAAGGGCGGTGAGTATATGCTAAGGTCAACGCTTTTGTCAGGAATGGTTGGCAGCACATACATACAATCACTGTTATAAATTGCGTAATTTTCGGTGATAACTTGTTCTTTAGTAGTCATATTAAAGCCCTCTCATAAATGTTGGTAGTTTTACAGATTGTGAAAAATCGCGGGTTTTATCCTCAATTTTTTTATTGATTGCGCGGTTGAGCTTATCAAAAAGCCTATCCGCTTTTTCTCTTTTGGCCGCCAGAGCATCAACAACGCGCTGCTGACCATCAGATATAACAAGGTCAACCATCACATCATTGGCCTGCCCAAATCGCCAGAATCGCCTAATGGCTTGGTAGTATTGCTCATAGCTGAATGTTGGAAAGTAAACCGTGTGATTGCAATGCTGCCAGTTAAGGCCAAACGCTGTTATTTTAGGCTTGGTTATAAGTCGCTTAATCTCACCTCTGGCAAACGCCAAAAGAATATCCTCCTTTTTTTCCAGTGGCATTCCGCCTTTTATCTGCACGGCTTCGCTGTCCATAGCGTCTAGCGTATCGCCTTCGTCATTAAAATTGCACCAATAAACGGAAGTTTTTCCAGCGGCCAATTCTCCGGCTTTTTCAACCCGCTCTTTAATTGTCATCTTTTGTTCTTCGCGCACCTCGCTCATGGTTTTTGCAACATGGCCAAGCATTTTATATTGGCCATCAATGCACCAATTATTCTGATTTGTTACCAGATTGCGCCTGATATTGAGCGCAGGCAAAACGTGGCGGCTATCAGAAAAACCAAGGTCACTAGGCTTTCGCATGGATATTGACCAGCTGGCAACCCATGAGAAAAAGTCATCTTCAGCGTGAGGCTTCAAATACCATTTGTTGCCTATCTCCTGCGGCCTGATATTGTTTTCATTGTTGGCAAAAAACCGTTTCAGCATATCCATAAAACCCATATAACCAAGAGCCTCCGATGACGTGCCAAGCTCTATAAAGTCATTCGGGGATGGCGTGGCCGTGAATAAATACCGATACCGCACCCGCTTCAAAAACGCCGTAACTTGTGCTTTAATCGCGCCGTCAAAGTTTTTCAAAATTGAGCTTTCATCCAACAAAACACAGCCAAAATCATCAGCATTAAACTTGTCCAGCCGCTCATAATTGCAGATAACAATCTTGCTTTTGTAGCTTCCGTCTTTTGAATAGCTCACGTCATCAATGCCGAACTTTTCAGCCTCGGTTACAAACTGGAACGCCACGGCTAACGGAGTGATAATAAGCACCGGCTTGTTGGTATGGCGCAAATAATTCTGCGCTACAATCAACTGGATAATTGTTTTGCCTAGGCCGGTATCTAAAAACACCGCACAGCGCCCCTTTCTTATGGCGTATTCAGCAACCTTCTTTTGAAAATCAAAAGCGTCATCGTGCATATAGACAGGATTTATCCCGCTATCTGAGCCAACGTGCTTTTTTTGAGCGATAAAATCCATATAGGATTCAGTCATAAAAACCCCCTTTCCTTGGTTTTATTTGGTTATGTATATTTTGCCAGCTTCCGACTTCTTAGCCGCCATATCAACCAGCTTGTCAATCACGCCGTCAGGCACGCGCTGCCCTGCTGCCCATCTGCGAGTTGTCCGGCCTGAAACTCCGATAGCGCGAGCTAAAGGAGCTTGCCAGCGTTGCCCCACGCGGAACGGGGCGCTAGTGTTGAAGCGTTTCCTATGTGTTTTAATGTTGAGCGGTGGGTGCTGCGGGGGTGCTACTATCGTGGTCAATCCGCCGCTGGATTATCACGTGTATCGCTTTCATTTCTTCCCGAGTGGTTGGTCGGATTTAGGTACTGGCAAGCAGGTGGTGACGTGTGGAGTGTATGGCGAAACGTTCTTGCTTTCGTTGTGCACGAACGATTGGCACTTTGCGTCGGGCAATACGTTCCCCCATCCGGTGTGCGGTCCAGTTGGCCTGGCTGCGTTAAACAATTGCAGCGGCGGGTGGAGTGGTTGGGTATACCCTGTGGGTGGTGGGAGCGAGGGTCCTGTGTCGTACTCTGGACTCGAGGTGCCTGTCGGATGGCTGGCTGTGCCGTATGTGGGTGTAGCTGTGCGTGGGGTTGCGCAAGGAGGTGGCGTGAATGAGTTAGGAGTCATGTTCGCGTTGTTTTTGGGTGTGGTCGTCGGTTTGGTCGTGTTGCGTGGTGTGTTTCGCGGTTTGGTTGTTG